GGCGTAGGTGAAACCGGAGACGGTGCTTACGGTGAAATGGCTTTCACAATTGAGAAATCAACTGTGACTGCTAAGTCAAGAGCTCTTAAAGCTGAATACACAATGGAACTAGCTCAAGACCTTAAAGCTATCCACGGTTTAGACGCAGAAGGCGAACTAGCTAACATCTTATCTGCTGAGATCCTTGCAGAGATCAACAGAGAAGTAGTTAGAACAGTTCTTAAAACTGCTAAAATCGGAGCTTTACAGTCTTCAACAGCTGTTTCAGGTGTGTTCGATGTTAACACAGACTCTGATGGAAGATGGATGGTTGAAAGATTCAAAGGTTTAATCATGCAAATCGAAAGAGAGTGTAACGTAATCGCTAAAGAAACAAGACGTGGTAAAGGTAACTTTGTCCTTTGTTCTTCAGACGTAGCTTCAGCTCTTGCAGCTGCTGGTATGTTAGATTACACACCTGCACTTTCTGCTAACTTAAACGTTGATGACACAGGTAATACTTTTGCTGGTGTTCTTAACGGAAGAGTTAAAGTTTACATTGATCCATATTCAACTGTAGACTTCGTTTGTGTTGGTTATAGAGGATCTAATCCATATGACGCAGGTTTATTCTACTGCCCATACGTTCCACTAACAATGGTTAAAGCCGTTGGTGAGAATGATTTCCAACCAAGAATGGGATTCAAAACAAGATACGGTATGGTTGCAAACCCATTCGTAGCTCTTGATGGTGTTGGTTCAGACAGATCTAACCAGTACTTCAGAATCTTCAGAGTTGATGACATCATGGTGTAATCCAGAGTCATACTCTTTTTTAAAGGGAGTCTTCGGACTCCCTTTTCTTTGTGTATAAATAATATAATACATAAATAGTAACATGGCAACATTAACAACAAATAAAAACTTTTTAAGCCCAGTTGGGTTTCAGTTTAAAATCAATAGTAATAGATACCCTAATCTAGAGTACTTTTGCACTGCAGTAACACTTCCGGGATTTACAGTAAACCAAGTAGCAACCCCATACAAAGGAGTTAATCATGCTGTAATGGGAGATAGAGTTAGTTTTGAAGATCTAACAATAAGGGTAAATATAATGGAAGACTTTGAAAACTATATCGAAACATTTGAATGGATGCATAACACAATCAATTCTTCAGATCCAGAAGGTCTAAAAGAAGACGCAACGCTTCTAGTATTAAACTCTCATAACAATGTAAGTAAAGAGATTAAGTTTAATGGGATCTTTCCTACATCGTTGCAGGCAATATCATTTGATTCACAAATAGACTTTTCCTACGTACAAGCAGATATATCATTTGCTTATACATCTTTTGAATTTAAATCGTAAAAGGGATTTACAAATCCTGTTTTTTACGGTATAATAGGTACTATGAATAATTTACAAACAATACTTGAAATGTGGAAAAAAGACTCCACAATAGATGAACTTAACCTAGATGAAGCTTCTAGAGAATCAGCAAAGCTTCACGGAAAATACCTAGAGCTATTATCAGTTAATAGGATGAAACTCAAAAAAGCTGAGATGGATTTTAAGGTAATTCTCAAAAATAAATTCCTACACTATAATGGCAAACTCAGCCAAATTGAAATAGAAGATCTTGGATGGGATTATGATCCTTTAAATGGTCTTACTATTTTAAAAGGCGATATGGATAAATTCTATGATTCAGATCCAGTAATACAAGAACATCAGGCTAAAATAGAATACCTTGAAGAAGTATGTGCTACTTTAAAAGAGATCATAGATAATATTAAGTGGAGATCACAGACAATTAAAAACATGATCGAATGGCGGAAGTTTACTAGCGGAGTCTAATGGAATATATTATAGTCAAAAAGAAGAATGAAACGTTCTTAGAGCTAGAATGTGAGCCTTCTATACAAAGGGAATTATCTGAACATTTTTGCTTCTTTGTACCTGGATATAAGTTCATGCCCGCGTACCGCAACCGCGTGTGGGATGGAAAAATCCGTCTTTTTGACCAAAGAAAAAGAACTCTTTATTGTGGACTTTTTAAATATCTTTCTGAGTTTTGTGAAGTCAGAGGATATGCTGTATTAGTCGAAGAAGATAAAAGATATGGCAAACCTGGAGAGATCTATAAGACAAATCCAAGTATACCCAGCCCAATAACTGCAAGTGGTAAAGAAATAACACCACATGAATTTCAGATAGAAGCTTATCAAAAAATACTTTCAGATAGAAAAACCTTATTATTATCTCCTACAGCATCAGGAAAAAGCTTAATTATATATTTGGCGATTCGAAAATTCTTAGAGGAATCAAATCAAAAAGCCCTAATAGTTGTACCTACTACATCTTTAGTTGAACAAATGTATTCAGACTTTGCTGATTATAGCTCAAAGGATGAAAGCTTTAACGTAGAACATTCTTGCCATAGGATATACTCTGGAAAGGAAAAATTTAACTTAGATCAAAGGTGTATTATAACAACTTGGCAATCCATTCATAAATTACAACAAGCTTGGTTTCAAGACTTTGGTATGGTTATAGGAGATGAAGCTCATCAATTTAAAGCCAAATCTTTAACATCAGTTATGGAAAAATGTGTTAATGCAGATTATAGAATTGGTACTACAGGAACATTAGATGGTACACAAACGCATCAGCTAGTTCTAGAAGGATTATTTGGACCAGTATATAAAGTTATAACAACTAAAGAATTAATGCAGGATAATAAGTTAAGCCAATTAGAGATAGACGTAATACTATTAAAATATAAAGAAGATTTTAGGAGACAAGTATCTCAGGGTAAGTATCAGGATGAAATAGATTTTATAGTTAGGTATGAGCCAAGAAATAACTTTATTGCTAATCTTGCATTAGATCAGGATGGAAACACATTAATATTATTTAATTTTGTAGAAAAACATGGTAAACCATTACATGATTTGTTGGTAAATAAAATAAATAAAGATAGAAAGCTTTTTTATGTATCAGGAGAAACAGATGTCGATACAAGAGAACAAGTACGTTCGATTACCGAGAAAGAGAAAAACGCAGTGGTGGTCGCAAGTCTTGGGACTTTTTCTACTGGGATTAACATTAGGAATCTACATAACATCATCTTTGCTTCACCAAGTAAGTCTCAAATTAGGGTTTTACAATCAATTGGACGAGGACTAAGAAAGAGTGATGATGGTAGAAATACCAAAGTATTTGATATAGCAGATGATTTACAATATAAGTCTCAAAAGAATTATACACTGAATCATGCAGCCGAGCGCATAAAAATTTATAGTAAAGAGAAATTTAATTACAAATTACATGATATAAATATATAAGATGGAAGAGTTAAACATAAGACATTTTAAACTATTAAATGGTGAAGAGATCATTGGACTCGTAGCAGTTAAAAACGATGATAATTTTATTATTGAATCCCCTGTATTAATACATAATAATGTTCTAGGTGGATATCAGTTCACACCATGGTTTCCATTCAGTGATTCCAAATCTTTTAAAGTCTTAAAATCTGATATCATACAACATGTTTCTATTGCACATGAGGCTAAGAATGCCTATGTACAATTTGCATTAAAAATGAGTAAAACACAACAACCTCAATACAGATCTGATGAAGACATTATGAGGGAGTTAGATGAGCTTTATCCCCCTGAGGAGAGTGAGAGTGCCAATAAGACTATACATTAATTATTACTCTCTTCCCTCCTGGGGTAACTATATTATTATATCATAAAAAACAAGTTTTGTAAACCCCCTAAGTGAAAAAAAGGGGATTTACTTTCACTTCAAACTGTGGTATAATATACTATTATTATGGAGGATACAAATGAGCCAGAAAAACAAGGCACATTACGTCAACAATAAAGAATTCTCTCAAGCAGTCTTTGACTATGCAGTCGAGGCAAGAGAGGCTAAAAAGAAAGAAAAAGAATTACCTAAAGTAACAGATTATATTGCCAAATGCTTTATTCGTATTGCAGAGGGTTTATCTCATAGACCTAACTTTGTAAGATATACGTATAGAGAAGAAATGGTAATGGATGCTGTTGAAAATTGCTTAAGGGCAATAGGTAATTATAATATCGATACTGCTACCAGAACAGGAAAGCCAAATGCTTTCTCTTATTTTACCCAAATTTGTTACTTTGCTTTTATTCGTAGAATTACGAAAGAGAAAAGACAACAAGATATTAAGTTTAGATTCATTGAAAAAATGGGTATTGAAGACTTTGTTCAAATGGGAATGGATGGTGAAGCAGCTCAAGAAACTATGGCATATGTCGATACCTTGAAAGAGAGAATCGGACAAGTTAGAAAAAAAGATACTGCAATTAAAGAGTTTGCTAAAAAAGAGAAAGAAGAGTCTAAGGGACTGGAGTTATTTTTAAGATGAAGCATTTAAGTGAAAAACAAAGAGTCGGTCAGGTTCGTAGAAACAAAGTAAGGTATAAGAAAGAACTTAAACGTAAAGCTAAAAGAAAAGAGCTAGCAATGACTATGGAGAGAATCCGAATCTCAGGAAGAAGATTAGGTAAACTTCAAAAACAAATGTTTGCAGAAAGAATGAGGATGATACGTGAAAGTAGCAATACTGAATGATACACATTGTGGTGTAAGAAATAGCTCTGATATATTTTTAGAGTACCAGGAAAGATTCTATAGAGACATATTCTTTCCATATTTGAAAGAGCATAATATTAAAAATATTTTGCACTTAGGAGATTATTATGAACACAGAAAATTCGTCAACTTTAAAGCTCTTAATGCGAATCGCAAACATTTTCTTGAACCTCTTAGGGATTCTGGCATTACTATGGATATCATTCCTGGTAATCATGATGTTTACTTTAAAAACACTAACGAGTTGTGCAGCCTCAAAGAACTGCTCGGATATTTTACTTCAAATGTTAATATCTGTATGAAGCCAACTGTATTGGACTACGATGGTCTAAAAGTTGCAGTAATACCCTGGATTAATAATAGTAACTATAAAGAGTATGTTGACTTTGCACAAAAATGTGGTGCACCAATACTTGGAGCTCATTTAGAATTAAAAGGATTTGATATGATGGCTGGTATGCCGAATCCTCATGGAATGAATGCTGATATTTTTTCAAGATTTGAAATGGTATTAAGTGGGCATTTCCATACTAAATCCCACCAAGGAAATGTACATTACTTAGGTGCTCAAATGGAGTTTACCTGGGCGGATGTTGACGATCCAAAATATTTTCATATTCTCGATACAGAAACAAGAGAAGTAGAAGCAGTAAGAAATCCTATTACCATGTTTAAAAAAGTAATATATGATGACAGTAAAACTGACTACGACAAAATTGACGTATCTGAATTTGAAAAGAAATTTATAAAATTAATAGTTGTAAATAAAAATGATCTTTATATGTTTGATAAGTTTGTAGATAGACTACAAAACATACACACATATGAGCTTAAGATAGCAGAGAACTTTGATGAGTATCTAGGAGAAAGCGTAGAAGACGAGAAAATATCCTTAGAAGATACTACTACTCTGCTGGATTCATATGTTGAGGCTGTTGAAACAGACTTAGATAAAGATCACATAAAAACAGAATTGAGGAAGCTTTATACAGAAGCACAAAATCTAGAGGTAGTATGATACATTTTAAATCATGTTCGTGGCAGAACTTTCTGTCCACTGGAAATGATCCTATTGAGATCAAATTAGACAAATCCCCAACCACACTTATTGTAGGACAAAACGGGGCAGGTAAATCAACTTTACTTGATGCTCTTTCATTTGGGCTATTTGGTAAACCCCATAGAGATATTAACAAGATGCAAATGCTGAATAGTGTTAATAAGAAAAAATGTGAGGTTATAGTAGAATTTACGATTGGAACTTCTGACTTTAAAGTAGTAAGAGGTATAAAACCCAATAAATTTGAGATATGGCAGAATGGTAATTTAATTAATCAATCATCTAATGTTAGGGATTATCAAAAGCTTTTAGAACAGAATATACTGAAATTAGATCATAAATCATTTCACCAAGTGGTCGTTCTTGGAAGCAGCTCATTCATTCCATTTATGCAATTACCATCCTGGTCCAGAAGACAAATTGTCGAGGATTTGCTGGACATTAATATATTTACAAAAATGAATATGTTATTAAAGGAACGTAATTCAAAGATCAAAGATGAACTAAATGACATTAATCATAAAATAGATATATTTAAAACTAAAATTGATAGTCAATCAAACTACATTAAAAGTCTACAATCATTAAATGCAGATCAAATTGAAAAGAAAAGAGATAGCATTAAAGTCCATAAAGAAGAGATTAAAAGGCTTTTCGCTGAAAGTAAAGAATTGGGTAAAAACCTTTCTTCAGCAATAAGTTCAGAAGAAAAAAATAATACAGAGATTATTAAAAGATTATCCCAACTGGATTCATATGATACACAATTTGATGATAAAATTCATTCTCTTGTAAAGGAATCGAGATTCTATGAAGAGAATGATCAATGTCCAACTTGTGATCAAGAGATAGAACAATCTAAGAAAGATGAAAAGATTGATAGTATTAAGGAAAAGGCTAAAGAAATCCAGAAAGCCAAAGAAGATCTTAAAAAGAATATTACTGAAATTAAGTCTAATCAGCAAGAGGTAAATAATAGTCTAAACAGCTTAAGGCAAAAGCAGCAAAGAATTAATTCCAATAATGATTCTATAGGATTACTTCAAAAAGAAATAGACAGGATCCAAAAAGAGATAGATGGCTTGCAGGGACAAAGTGGAAACGTTTCTAAGGCAAAGAAAGAACTAAACTCTCTAAGAAAAGAAAAAGAAAAATCAACTGAACAAAAGCTTTCTTATGTAGAGGAACGCACATACAACGAAGTTATAGGGGAAATGCTGAAAGATACTGGCATAAAGACGAAAGTTATTAAACAATATTTGCCAGTTATGAACAGACTTATAAATCAGTATTTACAAACATTAGACTTCTTTGTATCTTTTCATTTAGATGAAAGTTTTAATGAAACAATCAGATCAAGGCACAGAGACACTTTTAACTACGCATCTTTTTCTGAAGGAGAAAAACAAAGAATAGATTTATCTTTACTGTTTACTTGGAGGCACATAGCAAAAATGAAAAACAGTGCATCAACTAATCTTTTAATACTAGATGAAACCTTTGATTCTAGTCTAGATGTTGATGGTGTAGAGAACCTAACTAAAATATTAGATTCATTAGATGGTGATTCGAATGTATTTATTATATCCCATAAAGGTGATGTATTAGAGAACAAATTCAGATCTAAGATAGAATTCTATAAATCTAAAAACTTTTCAAAGATCAAATAGCCACCTTAGCTCAGTTGGTAGAGCAGTTGATTTGTAATCATCAGGTCGTCAGTTCGAATCTGACAGGTGGCTCCAGGGGTTTACAAACCCTTAAAAATTTGGTATAATATACCATTATGTCAAAAAAAAGAAAATACTACGAATTTCCTAATCCTGAATCTGAAATAGGAAAACTAATAAAGAGAAGAAGACTTCAAATGATCATTCATAGTACTGCTTATTATGAATTTGATACAGAGTTTATTTCAGATGATAAATGGCAGGAATGGGCAAATGAACTAGCAGAGCTTTTAAAGAAATATCCAAATGAATATAGTGATAGATTCGATAGATATTTCGAAGACTGGGATGGAACTACTGGATATCATTTGCCATATCGCGATCCATGGGC